TAGATTTCAAGATTTGCGGGTATATCAAAGTGTTTGTTATATAGAACTTAAGTTGATATACCCGCAATCTTGAAAAGTGTTTAACTCTCGGGCAGAAGAGGACATTTTTAGATTTCAAGATTTGCGGGTATATCAAAGTGTTTGTTATATAGAACTTAAGTTGATATACCCGCAATCTTGAAAAGTGTTTAACTCTCGGGCAGAAGAGGACATTTTTAGATTTCAAGATTTGCGGATATATCAAAGTGTTTGTTATATAGAACTTAAGTTGATATACCGGAAATCTTGAAAAGAGTACTTAAAGAAAATTCGCCTAACTATTATTCGTATACATTATTCAGTCTTAGCTAAATTTTTGGATTTTTAGAGTACCACTCTCCCTTTATCCTGTGTTCTTTATTGTTCTTTTTTAAGTTTCTTTCACACTCTAATGCATCTTTTCTACTTTTAAACTCATATTCATTTACACATTCCACATCCTCATATATACTCACCCGTAAGTTTCTCAACCGTGCCTTTAATTTATTGGTCACACCCACCTTGTAAATCTCCTTGTCATTAATTTTCAAAATATAACAAATGTTTTTAACGTCCATTTTTTGGTAATCTTTCATCCTATAAAAGAAATTATTAAAAAAATAATAATTTTAACACAAATTATTTAAAAATCAATTAATTTGTGACAATTCTAAGTTTTTCTCTTCACATGCATTCGGTTTTTCTTTAAGTGCTTGTCGTACTCCTTTCTTAATAATATCCAGAAAGCCGTTTATTATTAAGTATTTTTCAGGTATAATAGCCATTATTTCACTACTCAATAAAAGACAAATTAAGAGGATATGATTATTGTCCATTCAGTTTAGCTATCTATATGTTTAAGCGTCATTTAAAACGATTTCTTTAATATAATCGGCAAGAATTTGAGATCCTACAACAAGACCATATCTCTCCAGTTGATTTCTGTTCCCTTGGTTGGTCATTTTATCTAAAATAAACACACCACCAACTCCACCAGCTACTTCCATGATCTTCTCCTCTAAAGACCTGAAATGGGTCTTAGGTAGAGCATAATTAGCGATGGTATCTGCAAGAATCAATGCACCAAAAACCGTTCCTGAAAATTGGAGATTTCTTGTCATATTACTCTCACCTAAAAACATTTTATTCCCAACATAACAGATGGCTGCAGTAATAGCGGGTTTTACAACTGCTTCATGTACGTATTCTTTTATTGTCATTTATATATCTAAATTAGAATTTTATTTTTATTTTCTATTCAAAAGGAAAAAAGCACCGACACCAACGGCAATTATAAGCATAGGAGAACTAAATATTTTACCGATAGCGTCTTGACCGTGTTCTATAACTCCTCCCACAGTATCTAAAGCTTTCGGTACAACCGCCTGAACGGTGCTACTATAGGCTCCTATCCCTGTATTAACCACACTCCCCCCTACATCAACCATATGATTAGCTGTGTGATCGACTGCTTCTAACATATGCATCGGTAACCCAATAGTATGATCCGCTGTCCAACTTAATCCTTTACCGATGGTTTTCCAAAAACCGTTATGCTTTCGTGGTTTTCTCTCTCTGCGATGTCTTGCCATTATATACTATAAAACTTTATATTTTTTCATTTAAAAATTGGTCTAGACCGCCTTTATTTTTGTTTTTCTGGTTACATATCATTGCCGTAGTGGCAACAAGTAAAACCATTTGATACTCTGGCGGTACATTGCTAAAAACGTGATATTTGATGTATAATAATCTGCAGAGTTTGTGAAATTGAGGGTTATTCTTTAACATAGCGGTCATCCCACTAACATTAAATTTTTCTGTATGAGTAGAAACAGTCTCAACCACTTTTAGACACGATAGCACACTATCCGTCAAAAAGCCGTCTAATGTCCCACACTCTACAATGTTTTCACACTCTTGTAATGCTTCTTTTAATTGTTCAGTAGATGGATTTTTAGGTAATTTAAACGATTTTAATTCATCCGGAAATAGCTCCTTGTATTGATGTATCTTGGTGAGTAACTGGCGATTATTCTTACCAATAATGGGGGTAGGTTTTTCACCTTTTTTGTTAATAAATAGATTCTCCTGTAAATCGTCCCAAAACATAGGTTTAACCGTTTCTTTCTTAGATATTTCTTTGGTAACTACTTTTGTTTTCTTCTCTTCTTCTTGTACTTTCAATTCTTCTTTTTGAAAAATACCATTATTTAGGTCTTTTAAAAAGTCGTCTTCTAAACGGCTTACGTCTTCTTCTTGCTCCTCTTCTAAACTTGGGGGTGTAAAATCAGTATTTATTGTTTTGATTTTGGGTTTTCTTCCTCGTTTCACAGAGGGTACTTCTGTAACTGTGGGGGTCTCTTCTTTTATTTCTGTTTTACTCCTTGAGAACTTTCTTACTTTAATAGGTATCTCCATTTATATTTATTTATATATATTTATTAATTAGATTTCATATATTCTACAAACCAATTTATATATTTTTTAATAACTGGATAATGTTTATCAAATACAGCATCATCCACTTTTAAATTTTGTAACCTTAAACCATCTTTTATTACCTTTTGATAGTCGCCACTCTCATAATGTGGAGTAAAATACATGGCAATTAATATTAAAATATCGGCTGTATCGATATCATCCAATGAGGGAAAGAAATTCACTCCTAGATTTTCATCAATATATCTCCTCATTTCATTATATTTTGCCTCTATGATATCTCTTCGAGTTGTCATTTTTCTATAAATTTCTATTAGATTTTAATATTTTCATTTAATTTCTAAAGTAAAACTAAAATCATTATAATTTATTAAAGAATTCCCATATCTATCCAACATTTTGATTTTTAAATAAGATAAATGGATATTATCATGGATATCTATCAATTGCGTCAGTCCCAAATTTACAAAATCAAAATAAATCGTCCCTGATGCCTCAGTTATCGGTACTTTAAATGTCATATTATTCCCATAATTCTTGGGTAGATTTTGGATAATAAAACAAAAGTATAAATCGTGATTTATATAATGAACATTAGTACTCAGTAAATTAGTGGATGCTACTTCACTCCCATCAAATCCTAACATTCTTGCTATATCAACTGGATAATCAGAAGTATTTATTTTCCATACAACAGAATTATCAGTCGTTGTTAAATACGTTTTATAAGTTATCGTATCATAACCCATATCTAAAATGCTACTTGATAAATCAAAGGCGGTGATTAACTTGTTTTTAAATTCATTTATTAATGTATCAATTCCATATAATCCTTCATCAATTGTTATTGTTTCCGTTAAATCTTCTACCGAAGTCTCTGCATTAATTGTTGATGTCGTTTCATAAGTGGTAGTGGTTTCGGTTGTATAAGTAGTGGTCGCTTTAATCCCTTGGTAGAGACCGCCACTAGCTAAGTTATACAGTTTTTGACTGTAAGTAGTTGATGTAAATCCCAATAGAGTGGCTACATAACCAGATAATAAAAAATATGGACTCATGACATATGTAGTCTGCGGACTAATGTACATTACATTGTAGTAATTTTCAGAGACAGCGTATGTATAGGATTCTAATGTAAAATTTGCGTTCAAATACGTTTGAATTTGAGATAATACAGACTGATAGGTATTTACTCCTGTGGTGAGGCTCATAGTTTTCATTATTGTCGTGGAGGTCGTAGAACCTGAGAATCCTTTATAATAGACATTCGTTGCCACTAATCTCGGTACGGATGATGTGCCTGTTTCTGTTCCTGAATATCCTAATAATTGCATGTACGAACCGCTGTAATTTGTCAAAAAGAAGGTTATGAATAACCCACCATCGATTAGTATTCTTGTTTTATATGCCGAGGTAGTATCATATACAAAGAAATAATATGTAAATCCACTATTTAATTTCGTTTTTATTGTACTGAGTAGCGATGAATACGTATAAGTCCCCTCGGTTAAAATGATATTCACCGATGTTGTTTTATTTTTAAACGTGGCAAAATCAAAAAATTTCACATTGAAGGTACATGACTTATTTGAACTAGTAATGGTATAATACCCATTGGCTCTATCTGGTGTTTGAACGCTTATCGTTAAAGTATTATATGGACTTTCAAGATAATAACTACCTGCTGATATTGCTCCAAAATTGTAATCGTATTGTCCCGTTTGACTAACTATTAATCCATTCTGGATAACAACTTCGTTCTGCCAAAAGTTAAATCCAATGTCTCTCATATAGCTATTTGTTGCGGGTTGTACACAATACACGAAAAAATTATTTGTGGTGTCGGCTAAACTCGTCATTTGAACTTTATTATTTACAACTGCTAGAACTGGTAAAATACTTGTCGTCGTGCCAAAATAGCTCACAACTTTGGCTCTTAATTTCGTTTGTATTTCAGTTATTAAATCATTGATGCTATAATAAAGTCCATTCGTAATCACTACATTCTCATATTCTATTGAACCAATATTGTATTTATTTAATTGAAATGCTTGGGTATTGTTTGTATTGCTGACGTAAAAGATATTTGATTTATATTCTATCGTTGTATTTGGAATGGTGGTCGTTATAGTAGTCGGTGTCGTGGTTGTCACAGTGGTGTATGTCGTTCTTGTAATAACAGCATTCACTTCACAACTATTATACGGGCTTCGTATATTGTTATATGACTGGGGTATTTCTAAACTGATAAACGAAATTGTATCACAGTACCCAGTGTAGGGACTTGGTAATGCTAATGAACAATCAAATGAGTTCTCTTCATTATTTGATTTGTCTTTTGTTTCAAAAGAAATAAATTTACTCTTCATTATATTCTAATTAGAGAACTAATTCGAGAACATAAACTCTAAGAGGAAAGAGAAGTGGAGACCATTGTTGTTTATTGTATTACCAAAGCGGTCTATAATTCGTATTTTAAGATTATAAATTTGTATATGACTATTTTCACAGTCAATGAATTGCTGAAAGGTACTATTATTGAATAGATACAATAGAGAACCATAGCCCTCAGTGATGGGTATTTTATATGAGCATATATTCGTATTTAAATAAGATGTTGGCAAATTATCAATTACGAGATTTACATAGGTATCAAAATTCAAGTTATAACTGTTTGAACTAGTAATAGAAGCGGATGAGCTTGTTTGTCCTGTTGTAAAACCAAGAATTTGACACAAATCAAAACTGATAGTATAAATAGTAAATGCCTGAGAATTAGAATTCGAAATTATTACTCTATTGGTCACAGAATTATAACTTAATGAATATGTTCTACTTGTTGCTGTGGATAAGGATGTACTGATTTCAGTCAATAGTGTTGATATTGTGTAACTGCCTTCTGTTATGGTGACTGAATAAAACGTACTTCCTTGATAAATAGAAAATACATTGTAGGGAGACCTTATGTTATACCACCCTATTGGTATTTCACAACTGCGAAGGTATATTTTACTGATGCTTCCTTGTACAGGAGTTTCACATAAAAGCTGACAGTCGAAAGGCTTACCAGTCGTTAAGTTTTTTGTATCAAAGTTCAAATAAAAGTTTCTCATTACTATTTTTTAGTTATTTAAAAAATTGATATTTTTTTAGTAGATAATGCACTAATTTCTATAGCCGATTGTGTCATGGCGTAAATATCAATTTGGTAAGCGGATGCAGTGGTTGAAACGTAGTTAATGCGGAGTACCTCATTCCCTTTAAAATGATGAGCACCAGTATCGTTACCAGTGATTTCACTGACGGGAGCATTCAAAGCCCAAGAATAAATATAGACATATGGAGTTGATCCGGAGGTAAGGGTTTTGTCTTCCCCTAAATACGATGTATTAGTAAACTGTCTAGATTGATAATATCTACTGACTGAATCACTGATAGTAGTACCGCCCACGATGTTTTTGCCTGATCCATCTACATATTCAAAGCTAGAAATTTTAGTAAAAGCAAGTTTATTCTCACAAATAGGGGATGAAGTTCGTACAATGAAGAAAATACTTGATACACGTCCCACAATACCAGAAAGTACAATAGAACTTGTTGTTACCCCACTGGCTTGTTGAAAAGTCATCTGACGTAATTCGTGAAATTTTCTGTGTTGAGGGATCTTCACAATATCAAATTTTAATTTATTGGCATCGTATTCAGTCATACGGGTTAGTCTTACAAGTGCTTTACAGGAGGTCATTGTACCAGTGGTGACGGCTGCCGATCCGTTATATAGAATACTACCAGACGATTCAGTGTATAATCTTAATTGTATCTTTTGATTGGGGAAAATTAGAGGGAGGTTAGTTGTCTTAAAGAGAGACCATATAGGAATTTGATACGTGTAAGAGGTACCTGTTACAGTGGTTCTAGAAACAGTAGAAGTGTATTGACCAATACCAGCGTTATAAAGTGCTCTCTTCTCATCAGCAGGAAGCCAGAACTGATGAGCTAAAAATTGTTGCTCAGGATAGAGTGTGTCCAAAACATTGGAACCGCATAAAATTTCAATTCTTGAGAATGCAAAGCAAAGAGGGAGGTAATACGAAGAATTTACTCCAGACACAACACATTCTAAAACAATATCATTCACTAAAACATTCTGCTCGTTAATAGAAATTGTAAAATAGCTATTGAGTGCTGCAGTATTATCACTGGGGATTTGAACTAATTCATGTTTTTGCTCGGGATGAACGCCCATATCTTGATGCTCGGGTACAAAAAGGTTTCTGTTATCACGTCTAAACATTATATTTTTATAAGAGATTATATTTTTTGAATATTAAGCGATTTTTGTAAATGTAAGATTATTGTTTCTCACTACTAAAGTATTACTCACATTATTCCCACCAGTCCACATCCTAAAAGATGTTGTTGTATTAAAAATAAAAACATAACTAAAACCGTGGTGTTGATTTGGATTAGTTTGAAAATATTGCATCAATCCAGTATTAGAACTTGGAGATGCTGATGTTCCGTGTTGAAATCCTAAATATCTTCCTTGGTCATTACTTGAATATTGAGCCATCCAATTGATTAAATATGTCCCTGATGGAAGACTGAACTCTCCAGCATTATCGTAAGTAAGTCCTGATATATTATTAAAACCAGTAGTAGTAAATTTAAGAGTATTCCAGCCAGTTCCACCTAAAAATGAATAATTCATATTATTTGTTTGAGCATTCCAACCAAAGGTAGCCTGTGTAGGAGTAAATGAACTACCACCTCCAGTGACAGATACTCCATTAACTGTAAGAGCTGAACAGCTGACAGTGCCTGTAAAAGTAGGGGATGCTAATGGTGCTTTTACTGCCAATGCAGTATAAACGGCACCACTTGATACTACGTTAGTAGAATTCTGTGTTACAACTGAATCGATAGTAGAAGAGGGGGTAGTATTAATACTCGAATTTGCCACATCACTAAAGATTATTTCGCTGGGTGTGAGCGTTAAAGTATTGAACCCGTCGCTTACTGTAAGCGAATTTTGAATGACGGGGGTTTCTAAAGGGGCTTTCGTTCCTATAAGAGTTGTTAATGATGCAACATTTGCGGTTCTTGTAGTAATTTCATTATTTAAATTAGTGGTGATAGTTGCTATATTTGCCTCCCTTGTAGTTATCTCATTATTTAAATTAGTGGTCAAAGTGGAGACATTACTATTAATTGAAGATACTGTACTATTAAAGGTTGTTGTTGGGGTGTATTTTTGAATTTCCGTCCATACAGTGTATGAAGTGGGGATTTTCGCTTCTTGATTGGTCAAAGCAACGGAGTCAATGGCATTCCCTGTTATATTGGATACATCTAATCTTAAATTACCTGATATATTTGCACCAGCATTCAAATTTACCCCTTGTGTTGCTGTGATCGCTCCGCAAGCGATACCTGTCGATGCTGTAATGGTATTTTGTTTTGTCGCTAACCCATTATATACAGCCCCCGAACTAATCAATTTATTTGAGCCTGAGCTTGCTGCTGTACTTTCAAAATGACTCCCTGAATTTGTTTGTTGATTCCATTGGATAGTTCCATTATTAAAAGCTACTCCATTTTGTAAATTTGTACCTTGGTCAATCAGTAAGGCAGTGGTACAGTGAAGAGTTCCTACGTCTATATTCGAGGAGGTTGTTATCGTGTTTTGTTTTCCACTTAAAGAACTTGTCAAAGTTGCTATATTTGCGGTTCTGGTTGTTATTTCATTATTCAAATTAGTAGTTAGTGTGCTGATGTTGGCATTAATATTTGATAAACTACTTTGTAAATTATCTCCAGTTTGAACAGTCAAATTAGCGATGGATGAATTGATGTCATTTATGCTACTGGTCGTTGAGGTTTCTAAAGTATTTATTTGGCTGACTATATTACTTAAATTCAAATTTCCAACTTGGCTTTGAAGTTGATCGACATCAGTATTAAGCGTCGATACTGAACCTTCAAGACCAATAACATCAGTTTTTAATACTGCTATATTACTTTGAAGAGTAATAATGTCCGTTGGGATGTCAATATTAGCAAGTTCAGCCACGGCTGTGGAGAGACTTAATTCCGCTTGTGTTAATCGTGTATCGATTCCGCTAACATTTGAATTGGTGGATTGAATAGCAGTGTTTAGATTTGCGTAATTATTGGAGACCGTTGAAGATAATACGCTTACATTAGCATTCGTAGATTGGATAGTACTGTTTAAAGTTGAATAATTGCTCGAAACGGTAGTACTTAAAGCTCCTATGTCATCATCCAATCTTGTAATTTCACTTTCTCTGGTATCTACCTCAGTAGCCAATGAACTATTTAATGTATTTAAATTGGTATTAGTGGTCGCAATTGAATTACTGAGTGTCGAATAATTTGATGCTACACTGATAGTCAAATTAGATACATCTCCTACAATATTGTTAATATCATCGGGGATGATAATATTGGCTAGTTCCGCTTCTGCTGTTTGTAATCTACTGTTGATACTTGTGACATTTGCTGTTAATGTGCTTACATTACTGGCTAGTGCGGTGAAACTCGGTGTATCTGCAGACCCTGTGATATTTAAATCGGTAACAGCGATTGCACCGCTTACTGATAAACCTGACGAGATACTGAACCCACCATTTATATTACGACTGATAGAACCACTCATATAACTAAACGAAAGAAAAAATTAACTACGTGAAATTTTACCAAATTAACTACGTGAAATTTTACCAAATTAACTACGTGAAATTTTACCAAATTAACTACGTGAAATTTTACCAAATTAACTACGTGAAATTTTACCAAATTAACTACGTGAATTTAGTAAGATAATCTATAATATTTTGATTACTTGTCGCCCTCACAAGACGGTTATACATATATACATTATTTAATCCAGTATCCTTAAGTATTTTTGTTTTAATCTTGTCATAATCTAATTGGATTTTGGTGAAATGTTCGAATTTAAACAATATATGACAATGTAATCTATTCTTCTGTGTCCCCAATTCTATAACATAATCACTCTCCACTGATTTGATGTATTCGGTTGTCCATACATCTTGAGACGGTAGCTTTATATACTGCGAAATATCATTAAGAATATCATTAATTGTTTTATCAAAAAGAATAGCATCATTTTCTAAATATTTATCATCGTCATTGTATTTTTGATTTAAATTAATTGTTAAAAGAAAATTTGATTTTATAGCCGTTTTTTTTGCTTCTTTTTTTTTAAAATTTGAAATAGATCCCGATATTTTATTAATTGGTTTCATATAATTTTAATAAAGATTTTTTACTTTTTCTTGGCTGCAGACCTTCTACTTTTTGATGGACTTGTTATTCCTTCTTTTTCCAATACAGATATCATATTTTGAAATTTATCAACTATTCCACTTACTCGGGTATTTCCGTGTAATATACTCCCTTCAATCACACTAGTTATTTTTTTCCTTAAATCAACTGGCAATTTACTCAATGTAAGTTGTCCATCATACGTTTTCAATTCTTCAGCGATAGTCTTAACATTTTTATACATATCTTGTCTATCTGGTACCCCCTCAGCTTTATCATCTCTTAGTGGCAGTGGTTTGGATTCTGCTACACCACCTCCACCACCTCCACCACCTCCACCACCTCCACCACCTCCACCACCTGATGTTTTAGTTTCTGCAACTCCCCCCCCTCTTGTTGATTTCGCTGCTGCTGGTGCTGCTGGTGCTGCTGGTGCTGCTGCTCCTTTACTACGGGATCTCGTGATCATTTTGGCAGCCTCTTTCTCTGCTTCTGCTTGTCGCTTTTTTTCAATAGCATCCATCAAAAATCTTTTACGTGTATTCTCGGCTCTTTTCTTAACATAGCTTTCCATGGCGGGTTCAATCTTTGTAGTTATGTCCTCAATAGCTTTACTTCTTTTTGGGGCTTTAACAGCAAGTTTCTCTTTAAACTCGTCAAATTCTTTCTTTGCTACAGCAGGGGATATGTTCAATTGTTCCGCTTTTTTCTGGATACTTTCAGCTTTCATCATTTGTTTTTTCAGTAGTTTTCCTTGTGGAGCGTTTCGTAAATCTTTAAACACGTAAGTATTGATGTTTTTCAACTCTTGAGCATCCAATTCTCTTAGTGTTTGAGGGTTGAAGTTCCCCGATGCATCCAAAAAAGTACTACTATCGATACCACTTCTGGGGATATCACTCGCTTGTTCGAAAATCGCCTTATCTCTTAAATCTCTTAAAGAAATATTCTTAAATCTTTCCACTTCATCGGGTGTATAATCAGGGACACCCTCCATTTTTATATTGGCTATTTTCTCTTTATCTTCAAATTCTTTCTCTTGAAATTCAAGCCGTTGTAATTGAACAGGCTTATCTTCAGGTTCTTCTTCTGTTTTTTTTTCAATCCATGACGTTCCCCTAATTGTATTGTAATCATCGTCTTTAAATTTACCTCTAAAAGCTAAAGGCTTGTACTGTGAATATACATCTCTTAAATAAGGCGATGGGCGGGGGGTTTGTTTTATTATTCTTACAACTGAATTCATTATTTATACTATATATTTATAATTTATTCATTTAAAGAATCAACAGTCGCTTTTTTAGCACTTCGTTGTAAAGCCTCACTAAATATGGATGCTGGTAATACTAAATCGAGAACCTCGTCCATTATTAATTTTTGGTATCCTGACACGATACTCATGGCTACCTCATCGGCTTTTTGTTTATTTAATTTTGGTTTAAAATTATTGGCACCTCCGAAAACATCTTCGGCGTCGTCTTTTAAAGTTACGACTTGAACATTCGCTTTATCAGTCCCTTCTGTTAAAAAGTTGTAAATGGTAGCATGCATGTCCTTAATTCCATCAGTGAGTAATTTCTTCATGCACTCTTTTCGTATGGCAAAATACTGAGCGGGAGATGCAAAGCTCACCTGCATTAAATTGGATTGAAATTCTGCATTTTCTATTCCAAGACGGTTAATAGGGTCGCTCTTAAATTCTCTTGTAGTCATGATATACTATATTTATAGAAATTAAAAAAGTTTAGCTAATAAATTCGATTGTTTGGAACTTTTATTTTACCATATACAGAGTCTAAATTAGATGTATTTGATGCCTCATTATTTATTATTAAAAAATTATGATTATCAGTACAGTCATCAATCATTTTTAAAAACTCTTTGGAAGATAATCCCAGATTAAACTGACTTTCTAATAATTCGTTACTCGCCTTGTTATTTTTACCATAAAAAATATAAGATGCATTGTTTCGTTGGAGGGGTGACAAAGAGGTAAAGTATTGAACTATACAGCAACAACTAACTCCCCAGTGGCGTCCTTGACTTGCTATTTTACTTAAACTTCTCATCTCTTTATCGTGTCCTCTTGTGTATCCATCAAAACAATCGTCTAGAATGATTAAAACATTTTTAAAGTTGGGACTTTTCTTATCAATCCCTTCATTAGCTGTCTTCATTTTATCAAATAGTTTCATAACCCAGTCATCATTGTATTCAGGAAATACACACTCGGTACCTACCAGTTTCTCCCAGAATTTACTTATGTAATCAGTTGGTGAAATAACAAATATTTTATTAAACTCGTGTCTTTTCATTTCATATAAATATCGTAATAATACTGACTTACCGCAATTACGCCGACCACATATAACAGCATATGTTTGTTTTAAACTTATGTCATCCATTTTTAATTTTCTTTTAGATTTGTTTTATTTTGTTTTAATTTTAATCCCGCCAATTTTAAACATTCTTTATAAGTTTTCGTACTATCGTCCTTATGAATTAGTTTCGCTTCTTTGTGTAATATTTTGGTCATACTACCTCTTTTATCCATATTGCTTAATGATTCTTTCTTCGTTAAACGTTTCTTTTCTTTGACTTCTAATTTAATAATTTTCTCTACATATGACTCAAGTTCTTTTAATGTTTCAAAGTTAAATGTCAAGCTATACATGATTATTATAATTTTTCAAAAGATAATTTTTAAATTTAAAGTAAATTATTAAAGCTTTAAGTGTGTATTTTTTTATTAATCTATTTACAATTTTGGTATAGTATGAAAAATATTTATTAAACATATTATTATTAATGAAGAGTACAATTGGATTAATAATACTCGCTAGTTTAATCGAAGGTTTCGGGGATTACAATATTAAACAATATACAAAAACAAAAAATAATGAGAATTTAATTTTAGCATTAGGAACTTACAATGTTCTGGTATTTGTTTTAATAGAGATATTCAAACAAGACAGAATGAGTATATCTAATGCTCTTTGGAATAGTGGATCCTTAATGGTTAATTCATTTATTGGAATAAATTTATTTAATGAGCAATTAACGGAAAAAGAAAAGCTTTCGATGCTACTTGCGTTTGCAAGTGGTAGTTTGGGGATTGTTGATGAAGAAAGAATATAATACTTTAATATATAATGGTCGTTAAAAGAACAAATGAAAAACTTTGGGAAGACATTAAAAATAAACTTTTAAAAGAAAGTAGTAACCATTGGTCTGCAAGATTAGCACAACAAGCGGTGAGACTGTATAAAGAACAGGGTGGTAGTTATGTTGGAAAGAAAGATGATAATAATAGTCTTGTTAAATGGACATCTCAAAATTGGGACTACACTGGTAAAGAGAAACAGTCTCGATATTTACCTAAAATCATAAGGAATTCTATACCCGACACATTGAAGAGAAGAGAGAATATTTTAAAAGGGAATAAATTAGGTGAGAACATTTCTTATTCAAAAGAGTTAATTGAAATTATGAAAAAGAAAGGAATTTACTGAAAAAAGTTGTTTTATATATAAGCGATTTTCAAGTTTTCAAGATTGCCGGTATATCAAAGTGTTTGTTATATAGAACTTAAGTTGATATACCGGAAATCTTGAAAATGTGGTGACTCCGTGTAACTCTCGGGCGGAGCGAAAGACACGGAGTTACCATTTATATGATTTTCAAGTTTTCAAGATTTGCGGGTATATCAACTTTAGTTCTATATAACAAACACTTTGATATACCCGCAAATCTTGAAAATGTGGTAACTCCGTGTAACTCTCGGGCGGAGCGAAAGACACGGAGTTACCATTTATATGATTTTCAAGTTTTCAAGATTTGCGGGTATATCAAAGTGTTTGTTATATAGAACTAAAGTTGATATACCCGCAAATCTTGAAAATGTGGTAACTCCGTGTAACTCTCGGGCGGAGCGAAAGACACGGAGTTACCATTTATATGATTTTCAAGTTTTCAAGATTTGCGGGTATATCAAAGTGTTTGTTATATAGAACTAAAGTTGATATACCCGCAAATCTTGAAAATGTGGTAACTCCGTGTAACTCTCGGGCGGAGCGAAAGACACGGAGTTACCATTTATATGATTTTCACGTTTTCAAGATTTGCGGGTATATCAACTTAGGTTCTATATAACAAACACTTTGATATACCCGCAAATCTTGAAAAGTTTTACTAGGTGGAAAAAAGCGACATCAACAAATCCAGTTTTTCAGTTTCACATTTTCAAGATTTGCGGGTATATCAACTTAGGTTCTATATAACAAACACTTTGATATACCCGCAAATCTTGAAAAGTTTTACTAGGTGGAAAAAAGCGACACCAACAAATCCAGTTTTTCAGTTTTTTTAATCACATCATAGCAAAATCCCAAAGGGCTGTTATTCTCAATCGTAAATGAAGTAGCAATTTTATCTCTGTCTTTCGAAAGAACCTTAAAATTACTCAAAGACCATTTATAATATATCTTTTTAATCAGTTGCTGAGTAATTTTATACTTGTCTTCTTCATTTATTTTCTTAACATAGTCATTCAAATTGAAAGCCATTATAATATTCTCTCTTTCTGTTAAAATCCAGTCTTTTATTTTCTCGACTTTGTCCCGTAATACTATCGTTTCTGTATCCAATGAATGCCTCAATCCTAATCTCTTATTAATTTCGTGGATGTATTTTAATTGCATACCGATTAGCTTATTACATTCAAGAACAGAATCACTTTTCTCAAAATCTTTTAATAAAACCTTGTCCCAAGCATTGTTTTTTTCATGATAAACATTAAAGAATATGGTATTTAGATGGCTTTCACGAAATACACCAAAAAATAAATCTCCTATTCTCTCGTGTGACTCATCGTTTATAAATTTTCTAAACAGGTATTTATCATATTGTAGTTTTTGATTAAATGAAATACTCCTATTTTTAATAAGTTTCTCTAATTCGGCTACTTCATTGCCACTTATATCTTCTATTAGATTGTAATCTCCTGTACTTAGTGCTTTTTCACAAGGATTTTTATTTTCCATTGCATCAAGAGGCTCAATATCGTAATTACTCCTTTTAAAGAATTCAATCAAAAGCTCATTATAGTGTTTCTTACTCATTACATCTTCAAATAAATTAAAATAGAGTATCTTCTGTAGTCCCCTCGGGGTACATTCGCACATCATTGTATGTAACCTGTTTTTTAATGTCTCGTTGTCTGTTTCGATTTTCATTAACATTTGTTTTTTGTGCTTTTGAAAGGCATTATAATCATCAAAGTACATAAACGATTTATGAGCTTGTCCCTTTTTAATGTTTTTTTGTTTATCGGTCATTCTACAAAAATATATTATGTTTTCTTTTAAATGTCTTACTCTCATTATACATTGTAGACTATCCCTTGCAGTCCATGACGCTTTACCGTTAATGTAACAGTAGTCAAAGTAATCTGCAATACTAAAACTACATCCAACAGTAATCGATGGGCTAGTTGCTACAAGTGAATACTTACTCCAGTGTTCATTAGCATCCTCGAGGGTCTCCTGATTATTGATGTCAGCATGATAAAAAATAGTGTCTTTTTTTTCGATTCCTTTCTCCCATAAATCGTTTTGAAATGATAGCAAGTCCTTTTTTTCACTGTAACAAGCATAAATTTTATTATCATTTTTCAAATTATGAATAAGATGGTCTGTAAAAGTCTCCTGAGGTATTTCAATAGCTCTCCGTTTTTGTGGTTTCACTTTTGACCTGATTAATGTAATGTTACCATACTCCTCGGCAAATTCTACACTCCTTCGAGTGATATATGCATCGGCAAGAATGACTTTTTTACTGTATTTTATTATTTCGTCTAATGCGACATATGTACTTAAATATTTATTATCCATTGTAGATGAAGAGAATTGTTTTAATATGCTTTCGCTCTCATCTAATATCACACAGTCAAATTTTGTATTAGTTATTTTATGTAAACTCTCCAATTGAACCACTAATTTATCGGCACTGTCTAAATCTTTTAGTTTAATGTAATTCTCAATGCCCATATCATTCGAAATAAAATAGGCGAACGATGTTCGTGGACTTAAGAATAACACCCTTTCGTACTTAAGTTCTTCTAAAAAGCCTTTTATTGATGTTGTTTTACCGAACCCCATAAAAGCGTGAAGTATTATCATTTTTGATGAAGCTTGTAATATATGGTCTTTTTGTATATATTTTGAATCTACCTCATTAATTGTCATATTTTGAGTATTATAATTGAAATAATCATGTAACATTTCCTCAATTCCATTGAAAAACTCGGGATTACACAATTTCGCCCAACGTCTTAATGAATAAATATTAAACCCCTTGGTAAAAGTATTGAATTTCTTACATTCTCCCTCGACATATTTCGTTCCCATTTTTGACCATTCTACAAAATCCTCCTCAGTGCCATTGCACCCTTTGATAGCCATCCCTACATGCAGCCAATTATCATAGTCCTCTTGAACTGGTATCATAGATAAATATCGTTTGTATGTAGGCAAACTAAAAAACTGGTCATCGGTCAACTGGTCTCTCAAGGTTTTGCCAATAGTACAAAAATTGTCAGTTGATATTTGTTTTGTTGAAGCTGTTTTATTACTCTTAGTTTTTATTTTTATAATCTTTGTTTCTTTTACGTTAATATTATCACAATTTAATAAAATACGGTCAGTTACGTCATATAATCTAATAAGTGTTTCTTCAATGGGTACATTATCAATATTTTGGAGAATATTCTCTTTCCCTTTCTTACTCTGATTTACACATCTAAAATTTTGAAAATTACTATAAACCTTTTCATCAACGAAATAGTTTAAATCCCCTTTTTCATTTGCCCATAATAATATATCTTCTTCTTTCATTCTCATTTGTAGGTATCGAATCCAATCTTTTTGCACCTGAGTATTTTTAAAGTAAATGTTATCATTTATGACGATATGAAAAGATACTTTTCCAGCTCTACAACTATCTAAAATGACAATCTTTTCTAATTTATGATTGAATACTTTTAATGTCTCTAGCTTGATAAGAGTTAAAAATGTCTTTAGTACATCATTGGGATTATCATTGGTTTTCATATCTAAATCAAAGTACATTTTAACAGGTCTATTTTCTGGCACAATTTCATAAATATGTCTATTTTCTTTTAAAAGAGAGAGAAATAGCGGCATTTGTTCAATTGGTAAATAAGAGAACTTTTTTGTACCGTTTAAAGAACTATCACAGGAGAAAATAATCGTTTGCTCATCAATTAAGATGTTTTCAGGGAGTTCAGATTTACGATAGAACCATTTTACTTCTTTCATTTTATATGAATATAATGTAGAAATTCTTTAAGTACTTTTTCCACATTATAAATCCATAAGAAAAATAAATCAATTTTTTTTATTTTTATTTAAGAAGAACTCGCTCTGTCTAATTTTTGGTAATATTTTTCAAGTTTCTTTTTAATCAACGCTTCACGATTTTTGTAATAATACGATTTGCAATTTTTTTTATTCTGTTCTTGCCATTTTTCAGGATTGGCATCTCTCCATTTAAGGATTGACTGTTTAACTTTTTCGTTGTAAGTGTTAGTAATCTCCATTAATCTATAATGTGATTATTTTTTTAAGTACCAGTTTTCATTAAAGTTAAACATTTTTCAAGATTTCTGAATATCAAAAAGGTTCATATATAACAAACACTTTGATATTCAGAAATCTTGAAACTTCGAATCTTAAAAATATGTCTTCCTCTCCCCCGAGTGAAATAAAATTCAAGATTTCTGAATATCAAAAAGGTTCATATATAACAAACACTTTGATATTCAGAAATCTTGAAACTTCGAATCTTAAAAATATGTCTTCCTCTCCCCCGAGTGAAATAAAATTCAAGATTTCTGAATATCAAAAAGGTTCATATATAACAAACACTTTGATATTCAGAAATCTTGAAACTTTCGAATCTTAAAAATATGTCTTCCTCTCCCCCGAGTAAAACATTTTCAAGATTTGCGGGTATATCAACTTAAGTTCTATATAGCAAACACTTTGATATACCCGCAAATCTTGAAAAACGAAATATTATTATATCTTAGTATAAAATGTCTAATTTTTATAATACATTAAATAACTTTTTTCAATTAGATGTCAACATTGACGACTCCATTAACTACTTACGTAGCAGTAATTTGCCGCCACAAATTCAGGAGCGGAGTAACTTCCACAGGAATAAATTCATTAACAGATTACAAGGTTTTAAACTCAGTAGAAATCGGTTAGTATACACCCCTAAAAACCTCGTGGTATTGAGGAGAAACCAAGTGAATCCAGCAATAAAGAAACTTTTCGATAAAACATTCGGTATTGGTGCAGTGCCAATTTATAAAACATTACGAAAAGAATATTTAGGTATTTCTCAAACAGATGTAAACAACTTTTTAAAAACCGTCCCAGAGTACCAAGTACATCACCAATTTCAACATTTCAATTATCATAATCCTACTTTGTATCAGGCAACTTATCCATTAAATATTATTTATATTGACCATATTGACTTATCTAAATACTCACCATACAACAAAAATTATAAATACATATTAACAGTTGTTGATACTTTCAGTCGCTTTGTTAGATATTTTAAATGTAAAACAATGACAGCAGAGGAGACCGCCAGACATTTAACAGAGTACAAGAATAAATACGAGGATGTATCTCATTACAAAATTAAAATAATAAAATCTGATAATGGGAATGCATTTATAGGAGAGTTTAATCAATGGTGTAGAAATAATAATATTAAACAAATAATGGGTGCTTCATATCATCCAAAATCTCAGGCATTGGCTGAATCCTTCAATCGTAAATTTAGACAAGCAATGAAGCATGTCTTTGTTGAAACAGGGGGACTTAATTACGTTGATTATTTGAAAGAAATTGAGGACTCTTTTAATGAAACCGAAAACAATCAAACAAAGTATCCACCTTATTTTTTAATGTATCACACATGGAGTGATGAAGATATACAGGTTAATGTTGTCCAAAAAGCAGAGAATAAAGCTAAACGAATTATTGAAAAGAGCAAATTGAAAGAATTTGAAGTAGGTGATTTAGTTAGATTATCATTGTACAAAATGAATTCTGCTGTTAGAAAAGCGTATAAGGAAGGTTCAACCAAAGATATTATCTACAAATATAGCGAAGATGTCTATCGTATTTCAAAAGTGATTAAAGGAGAACAGTATCATCAAGGTTTGAGACGAGAACAGTATGAAGTAGAAGATTTAGAAGGAAATCCAGTCCTTTCATCGATTACTAAACAAGCCTCTAAAATAAATAATACTCCACCAGCGTATATATTTCATATCTATACCGAAAGGGTGGATGAATCCAATAAAACAGATGAACAGAAAGAAACAATAATTCATGAACTCACAGAAGCAGTTCAAGATAATAATACCACAAAAGAAGAAAAGAGGCAAAATTTACGTAATATTATGAGACGTAATTCTTTAAAATATGGTGGTGCTTATTTAAAAGGGAATATGAAATTTTACGCAACCGATTTATTATTAACTACTACAACTAAACTATTAAAAAGAGACCCTAATAAAAACTTGCAACAAGATTTATTAGACCCAAAGATGAAAAGAAGGAAGGAAACAAGATTAAATCCAAAGCTACCAGAGAAAAAGCAAGATTATGATGATTTTAGTAGTGAAGATGAAGATGAGTTAATATTTGATAATAAAACAAATACTAAAACAGCGAGAGAGAAGAAGAAACTAACTCAAACTAATCTTACAGCAAGTAAAAAGTATATAGAAAGTCAAAAGATTGGTGAAAAACGTGTAAGAAAAAAAAAAGTAATAACTTCTGTGTAAAAAAAGGATATCAACTCATGAGTTTTGAACTTACACCATCACCCATCTGGGTACTTCACAGATTGGCGGAATGTACAAAGCTAATTGTTTTTTACTTCTGCGGGATACATTGTTTATAAACCTCTCCACAGAATAGTAATTAGCTTAGCTTTAAAAGGATTGGCTTAGCTTTTAAATAGCTTAGCTTTCTAAAATCAATTTTTTTTCGAGATTGTTCTTTTGTTCTTTCGCTCCCTTTCTCTTTTGCAAAAAGCAAGTATCATCTTTTCTTCTGTCGGCTGCCTTGCTTACTTTATCGCTCCCCTTGCTTTCGCTTTAAGGCGGTAGCCAGCCTTATGGCACAACAAGGGTTATACAAATATATACTCAACTAGTTGAGGTATATATTTTGTATAATCCTTGGGCGGGCATATGCAATTACTAGTTCATATTTACTAGCTTAGGCTTGAGGGGGTGTTTATAAGTATTGTATCTCGTCCAAGTAAAAAACGATTAGCTCGGTGTATTCCGCCAATCTGTGAAGTACCCAGAGGGGAGAGGCTTGAGTTCGATACCTGCTTTATTCAATTTTTGTTCCTAGTCTCAACCGTCTGGGTTCATCTCCCCACAAGATTTTAATTTTGTTTATGACATCCCAGTTGATGGTCTCACAATCGTTGTTCCATATATTGATGGTATCTCCAGAATTTGAAACAGTCCAGTAATAATTGTTTCTAATATTCCGCTTGATCAAGTAATTTATAAATCGCTCGTCCCATCCGTCACGATTAATACTCCACTCTCCAACAACAACTTTATCGGTAAAATTACCAAACGAGTAATCCCAGTCGGCAATTGTTCCAGTTCCAGAGAAATGATATTTATGTATTTCGTATCTCACTCTATCTGAATAAGTTTTCCCCTTTAAATTAATGTTGTGAAGGTTCCCCCCCCATTGAGTGCCACCTACAAAATAAATCCATCTGTTCTTTGGTTGAGTTAATTCCAGCTTTTCAATTGTTTGTCTCATCATCTCAGACCAGTACTCTCCTTGGTCGTCACCTCCTTGAAACTCATTGAACAAGCCTACAGCATAAACATGTTCATTATTAACGTATCTATTCAAAACCTTAGTCCATGCATCTGTATATTGAGTTAATGATAAATCTTCAAATGGACTGGCACTTTGCCAATTCGAATTAACACGGTGAAAATCTAAAAGAATGCTCATATTTCTGTGAGAGGCGTAAGTTATAAAACTGTCCATTTTAGTAAAATCATTCTCATCAACCCATTGCTTACTAAAAGGGACACGAATAGAATTAAATCCAAATTGTTCTAACTGGTCAATGTAGTAGCTTACTGGATGTTTCCATGAACAAGTGAAATCTTTGAGAGGAGTTTCTAGTCCGTAAAAGTTATATCCTTTAATCAATCCGTGAGCAAGTGATGAAAACAAAGGGAAGAGAGTAATAATTTTTAAAAATTTCATTCTATAATATTAGATGGTAAGAAAGAATTTCATGATGTATTCAAGTCAAGAGAAATATAATGAATTATTAAAGTATAGTAATCCAATAAAAGTTTTTAAAAAAGCAAAAGAGTACAATATAAATCCAAATGATATATATATGTCTTGGCTAAAAAGAAAAAAATATGTTTTAATAACTCCAGATAATGAAGTTGTTCATTTTGGATTTATGGGAATGGAGGATTATACACATCATAATAATGAAACCAGAAGGGACTCGTTTAAAAAAAGAAATGCCCAATGGAAGGATTACCCGAAATATTCTGCAGGATGGTTATCGTATTACTTGACTTGGTAGCTTAGGAAGACACGGAGTTATCACTTGAAAAGAGGACATTTTTAGATTTCAAGATTTGCGGGTATATCAAAGTGTTTGTTATATAGCTAGAACTTAAGTTGATATACCCGCAATCTTGAAAAGTGTTTAACTCTCGGGCAGAAGAGGACATTTTTAGATTTCAAGATTTGCGGGTATATCAAAGTGTTTGTTATATAGCTAGAACTTAAGTTGATATACCCGCAATCTTGAAAAGTGTTTAACTCTCGGGCAGAAGAGGACATTTTTAGATTTCAAGATTTGCGGGTATATCAAAGTGTTTGTTATATAGAACTTAAGTTGATATACCCGCAATCTTGAAAAGTGTTTAACTCTCGGGCAGAAGAGGACATTTTTAGATTTCAAGATTTGCGGGTATATCAAAGTGTTTGTTATATAGAACTTAAGTTGATATA